GCCATTCTTCAATTTGTTTTTGATGATTATCATTCCTAATATCGTTATCGCTATCCCGGCGACGAGCCCTGTGAAAAAGGTTTTAACGGGGTTCGAACGCTGTTTTAATTCCGCTTCGTACAGGTCGGCCATGCCTTCATAGCGCTCGCGCCATACCGAGGAGGATTTCTCGTAATACTCACACTGTCGCTGCAGACTGTCGCAAGAGGCATAGACCACGATGGTTCCGGGTTCCTTCCCCTTGCCGATGTCGAGACGGGCCTGTCCGCTCTTGGCATGAAACGACGAGCCCTCCGGCAGTTTAAGGAGGCTGTCCGTCGGTATCTCCATTCTCACCTCCGACATCGGTACCGTTTCCGTCCGTATCCGGCGAACTTCTCGCGCGAGGCTGTCCCGTTGCTCCGTCTCCACCGTCCGCACCTTTTCCCGCGCTGCCTCTCGTGAGGTCGCGCAGCTTGAAAATAACAGGGCAGTCAGCACGAAACTTGCAACTGTTAGCCGTCTCGATGGCTTTACGGAAGCGGGCCATCTCCCGCTTGGTCGAGCCAAGCTCCTTTTTCGCTTCCCGCAAATCTTCTCTGGTTTCACTCAGTTCCTTTTTTAAGGGTTCGACAATGTTCTCTATCAATATCCGGGTGGCCTGTTCAGTGTTGCCTATCCGGACTGTTTCGGCTTCCGCCTTCGCTTTCTCCGCTTCGGCATTCGCCTTGCGGACGGTCGCTTTCAGAGTCAGAAGTCCGACAACCGCCGCCAACAGGCCGCCGCCCAGTATCCAGTTAAGCATTTCACTGAACTCCATAGGACTGCCTGTTTATGACTTGCTTCCCGACTTTTTAGCGATAAGGCCGATAAGCCATTGAACCAGTCCCGTATCCGCAATCCCGTTCGCCACGAAGGAGGCTCCTAAACCGTAAAGCAGGGCGATATACCATTGGATGTCCGACACGAATCCGGCATCAAGCCACCATAGCAGCATGGCGGCCGCCATACCGACACACCAACTGACAAGCTGGGTAAGCAGTCCGTTCATCTTGGGAAACAGGGCTTTGATACCTTCCGTCAGCAATACCACACAACCGGCAAATCCGGCAAAAGTGGCGATCATGCTGTCATAATCTGTACCGGTGGATACATCGCCCGTTTGGGCAAATGCGGCTGATACAAACACGAGTATCAGCATGAAAAAACAAATCAACTTTTTCATTTCATTCTTTTTTTATGGGTTTATTCCTATTGATTTCAACCAAGCCCGCACGTCGAACGAGGGGCAGGCTTTCGCCGCCAACTGGTTGTGGCCGACAATCTCCACGTCGGGAAAGCGCCGGTGGAAATCCTTCACGTAGGTTTCCATCGCTTTCCGCTGTGCGAGGGTGCGGGTGTCCACGGGAGTCTTGCCGTCGGCGGCGACACCGCCCACGTACACAACGTGCCGGGCTGTCGTGTTGTACCCTTTTGCCCCGTTGGTAATCTCCCATGAATCGACCTGCGCATCCTCGTTGTTGTCCACCAGCCTCTCCACACGGCCGTCGAGGTGTATCATATCGGTGTATCCTACCTGCTTCCAGCCCCGCCCGACAGGGGGTGCGGAGGTGTGCCAGCGACGGATCTCGTCAGCCGTCACCTCACGCCCTTCGGGGGTGGCGGTGCAATGCAGTACCAGATATTTCAACTTTCCCATGACTTATGCTCCTTGTTTGGCTTGCGAGATGGTTATCTTAGCGGTTTTCGAGTTGTCGGCATTCAGGGTAATGGTCAGAGTCCCGCTTTTCGCATTGCCCGTGTCATTGGCCTCTGCCGAAATGGTCACACCGGTTTCGGTTTCTTCTACCCCAAAACCGGCCGGAGTGGCGCCTACGGTGTATTCACCGCTGGCTGTTACGGTCACTTCCTTGCTGCCACCCTCTGCCGGAATAGCCACCGTGGTCGGGTCGGCAGAAATGGTTTTTGCTGTCGGCTGAAATACGGGACTTTTGCGGCTGTCCAAAACCACGGTCTCCTCCCCGAAAGCGATATTGGTATCAGCCTTCATCAGCATCTTGAAGAAGTACAACTCGCTGGCATTGGAAATCTTGTCTATCTGAATGACATTCTCATCGTCTTGCAGATTGACGGCGGCGAACAGGTTTCCGTCTGCGCCCATCGAACACAACGTGGCCACAATCAGATTGTCGGGCCATGCAGCCAAAGTCTCGATGGCGATACCCTTGTAACGATGTGCGTTCACGTCCGTCTCGCTCGCGTTCTTAGCTTCGCGTTCCGTCAGTTCGTCATCGTACTTGTCGAAATCATCGATACTCATGATGATACGCAGGTTCGGGTTGTTACGGATTGCTTTGGGGATAGCGCTCCGAACGGCTTTCAACTTGCCGAGCATGGTTGTTTCCTCACTGTCCACGATGATGAGTTCCGTATCTTTGGCCATTTGGGTGAGGATACCGTTAAACAGATGGTCATCATCGTCGCCGTATTCGCCGTTGATGTAATGGTCACCTAATTCGAACTGTACCTGTTTGGCCAGTTCGGCCAACAGCGCATTCTGGGCTTCGGGAGGCAATTCGGCGAACACGAGGTTGCCTTTCGGCTGCCACTTGCGCCAGATTTGCTCGAAGGCACGGGGATTGAACACGGTGAAGGCCATGAAATCCTTCGGATCGAGGCTCTTTTCGTCATAATTGAAATTGCCCTTCGAATCTTCCACACCGGGATTTTCCTTGCGTTTTTGGAGCATCTTCCCGCTTTTCAGACGGGGCAGGCTGATTTTCTTCTCCACACCGGGAATGACCATAATCAGGCCTTTTTCCACGATTTCGTTGCCGGTGGCGGCGAGGGTCAGCAGCTGCTCCAGCACCTCGCCGTTGTAATTGGTGTTTTTTACTACTATCGCCATCGTTATTGTTTATTAAGTTTGTTGTTGATTTCCTTCATTCGCTTGCTCCACGGGCTTTCGTCTCCCGGGTCCACTTTCAGGTCCTCCATGACCTTGCGTTTCGGGGCAAGCGCCTTTAACGCCTTTTCTCCTTCCTCCGGGTTGGATTTCAGGATATTTTCATATACAGGACGCATTTCGGCATTGATGCGCCCGTCTGCCTCCGCAGCGTCGAGCAATGCCTTGCGTGCGGCTTCTTCATCGGCGGCCGCCTTGTCCTCAAACTCTTTCAGCCGGGTTTTCAGGTCCTTGTTCTCATTTTCCAGACCGGCAACACGGCCCGCTTCCCTTGCGTAGGCCTGAGCCTGCGCGATTACTTCCTCCTCGCCCTTGCAATTGGCAAACGAGGGGTGTTTCCGAATTTCCTCCAAGTTCATCTTGCTTTTGTTTTGTGGCTCCGTGAGCCGGTTGTTGAATAAAGTGTATATCTGTTCCGGGGTACTGCCCGCCGGAACCGGTTCCGCATCATAGATACCGTCGATAAAGCCGAGGCGGAGCGCATCGTCTGCCGTCAGCCAATGGTCCTCGCCGTCAAAAAACGTGGCCTTGACTTCCTCCTTCGTCATGCCGAGACGGGCGGCGTATATATCCCCGAGGCTGTCCTCGAGGCTCTCTATCTCTTCGATGCATTTCTGCATCTCCTTTTTATTGCCATAGCAGCCTCCGCTCACGCTGTGCAGCATCAGCCTCGCATACTTGCTCATCTCTACCGGTTTTCCGCACAGGGCGATCACGCTGGCCATGCTGGCCGCGATACCGTCCACATAGATATGTACGTCCGCCTTGCTGTTTTTGATGGCGTTGTAGATGGCGATGCCGCAATACACATCGCCGCCGTTGCTGTTGATGCGGACATGGATCCGGCTCCCCGCCTTTTCGGCTTCCAACAGTTCCCGGGCCACCCGTCCGCTCTGTACTTCGTAATAGTCTCCGATGTCACCGTAAAGGAAGATGGTGCACACTCCCTCCGCATCGGTCTGTATATTGAAAAATCTGCTCATATCTGTCTGGTTTTAGCACATAATCACGCTGGGTTCACAACGCAAAAATGCGACAAAACAACAGCGTATGAAAATTGCATTTTTACCGTGTAACGGTATGACGTCATGGTGGTTTCGTAAAGTCTCATCATGCGGAACGATTTTTATTTCGCGGGATTTTTAGGGCATTTTTGCAGTTGAATCACAAGAATTAAAGCACTATGGCAGATTTGACGAACGCCCAAAAGAAGGAATGGGCCAAGACTTTATACATGCGGGAGAATCTCACGCAACAGGAAATCGCGGAGCGTGTGGGAGTGTCCCGCGTGACGGTGTCCAATTGGGTGCGTGCCGGGAAATGGGAGGAACAGAAAGCCGGGCTGACACTCACCCGGCAGGAACAGGTGGCCAACCTGTACCGTCAGGTGGCGGAAATCAACCGGGCCATCTCGGCACGGGCGGAGGGGGAACGGTTCCCGAATTCCAAAGAGGCCGACATCCTCGGCAAGCTGTCGGCCGCCATTCGGAACATGGAACAGGAAACCGGAATAGCCGATATCATCAGCGTGCTCACCGGTTTTATCGAATGGGTCCGTCCGTTCGACCTTGAAAAGGCAAAAGAACTGACAAGGCTGGCGGACGCTTATATCAAGGACAAACTATAAACGGGAGGCTCATGAAACAGATCGACAGAACAGCCCTCCTCGACTGGGAGAAGTTCAAGGAGGACATCGATAGGGCCACGCCGGTGGACAAATCCATGTCCGCCGCCGACCGGGAGAAGCACCGCCGGTATCTCGAAAGACACCCGGTGGAATGGATCAAGTTCTTCTTTCCGCACTATGCCAAGTATGAGTTCGCCGATTTCCAGAAGCGGGCCATACAGCGCATCATCGCACACGACGAATGGTTCGAGGTGCTTTCGTGGAGCCGGGAGCTGGCCAAGTCTACGGTCACCATGTTTATCGTCCTGTTCGTCACGCTCACCGGGCGGAAGAAGAACGTCATCATGACCTCCAACAGCAAGGACAACGCCGTACGGCTGCTGGCCCCTTACCGGGCCAATTTGGAGGCCAACGGCCGCATACAGGCCTATTACGGCAAACAGGAGACGCCCGGCTCATGGACGGAGGACGAGTTCGTCACCAAAGGAGGCGTGGCGTTCCGTGCAATCGGCGCGGGACAGTCGCCCCGGGGTTCGCGCAACGAGGCCATTCGCCCGGACGTGCTGCTCGTGGACGACTTCGACACGGACGAGGACACCAAGAACCCGGACACGATACAGAAGCGGTGGGACTGGTGGGAAAACGCCCTGTATCCGACGCGATCCATCTCGGAACCGACGCTTGTCATCTTTTGCGGAAACATCATCGCCAAAGATTGCTGCGTGGTACGGGCCGGGGACATGGCCGACCACTGGGACATCGTGAACATTCGAGACAGGAACGGTCGCTCCACTTGGCCGGAGAAGAACACGGAAGAGTTTATCGACCGCACGCTGTCCAAAATATCCACCAAAGCGGCGCAGGGAGAATACTTCAATAACCCGATTTCCGTCGGGGAGGTATTCGAGACCATCGCCTATGGCAAGGTTCCACCCTTATCGAAATTTAAATTTCTGGTCGCCTACGGTGACCCGGCGCCGGGCGAGAGCAAGGGAAAGAAAGGCAAGTCCTTCAAAACGGTCTCGCTGCTCGGCAAACTCGGGGGACGGCTTTATGTCATCAAGACCTTTCTCTCCCAAGCCCTGAACGCCGAATTCATCGGTTGGTATGTCAAACTGTTGGAGTTCGTCGGCGGAAAAGCCACCGTGTATTGCTACATGGAGAACAACAAACTGCAAGACCCTTTCTTTCAGCAGGTGTTCAAACCGCTTGTGGCCAAAGTCCGGAAAGAGCAGAAAATATCGCTTTATATCCGGGGTGACGAGGAGAAGAAAACCGACAAGGGAACCCGGATAGAGGCCAACCTCGAACCCTTGAACCGGGAGGGGAACCTGATTCTCAACGAGGCGGAGAAGGACAATCCGCACATGAAAGAACTGGAGGATCAGTTCAAGCTGTTCACGCTTTCGTTACGCTATCCGGCGGACGGCCCGGATGCCGTGGAAGGAGGCAACCGCATCATCGATGAACTCATACACCGGTCGGAACCGCCGGTGTTTAAAACCCGGAAAGAGTTGCGGAGACGGAACAAACGAAGATTATAACCCTTTAATCCATACAACTATGAGCCATTTTGTCGAATTGAGGGACTATGACGCGAGTATCCACCGCGACATTCTGGATGCCCTCGTACGGGAGGACGAACCCGTCATCGAAATATGCGAGGACAGGGCTATCGCCGAAATGCGGTGCTACCTGTCGAAACGCTATGACTGCGACAGAATCTTCTCCGCCACCGGGGAGGAAAGGAACCAATTGGTATTGATGATGGTCATCGACATCGCGGTCTATCACATTTTTTGCATACACAACCCGCAGAAGCTGTCGCCTATGCGGAAGGACCGGTACGAACGGGCCGTAGAGTGGATGAAGGCGGTGGCAGCCGAGGAGATCTCCATCGAGGGGGCGCCGCTCCTGCCGGCGGAGGAACGGGCCGGAAACTCGAACTTCCGCATCACAAGCAATCGAAAAAGGACAAACCACTGGTAATCACATAAGACTATGGCAAAGAAACAAAAACGGAATAACCGGGGCATCATCACCGTCGGAGGCAATCTGACGCTTCCCGGACAGAAGGGGCCGAATGTCATCGTGCTCACGCAGCCCAAACGGTTCGGCATCGACATCGCCGACTATATGACGGCCATACGCGCCGCCGAGAACGTGGACTATTCAAGGCGCTACAAGTTATATGACCTGTATGCCGACATTCTCATGGACACGCACCTCACCTGCGTCATCGAGAAGCGGAAGAACGCCGTGCTCTGCTCCGACATCGAGTTCCGCCGGAATGGCAAGCCTGACGATGCGGTGAACGAGCAGATTCGTTCCCCGTGGTTCAACCGGCTGGTCGGCGACATCATCGATGCCAAGTTCTGGGGCTTCTCCCTCTGCCAGTTCTACCGGGAGGGGGAATGGGTGGACTACGACTTGATACCCCGTAAGCACGTAGACCCCGTAAGGCGGATTATCCTCCGTCACCAGACGGACATCGTCGGCCTGCCGTGGGAGAATTATTCCGACCTGCTGTTCATCGGCAGTCCCGACGACTTGGGACTGCTGGCGAAGGCGGCTCCGTGGGTGATCTACAAGCGGAATACCACCGGCGACT